GGTGGGCAACGAATCCCTCGAGGTTCTCGGCATTGCCGGGAATCGAGTTAGTTTCGTAAATGGAAGGAATTCCGAAAAGACTTGGAACCTTACCTCCCTTGATTGCGTCCGCAGATCCATAAGCTAGAGCAGACGCGACGGCAGAGTCCTGGATCAAGTTTGCATAGTGTCCGGCATTAAGTACCAGGGCAAGATTCTCGACCGGGAGATTGTTGTTGATCGCTTCCTTGCGGAGGCTTGCGACATCATCGACTCCGAAATTTGTTGCGGATGCGGTGACTGCGTCTGCATAATTTGCTCCTGTAATCTCGGAGCAGATGTCCTGGAAGACTGCCTTTGCAAGGTCTCCGCCTTTTTGATAACCGAAACGCTCGAGCTCAATTGAGCTACTCTCTGAGCGTTGTTTGTCGCTTATGTGCCAAGTCACGAACTTGTGCTTGTTGAGCTCGATCTGAGTCTCTCCGAAAGTTGTGTCCTGGGAAGAGTAACCGGTTGCAGGGCTAAAGTCCGTTGCGGACGAAGTGTTTGCCAGGTTTAAGATTGTGACCTTGTTTCCCCGGGAGGATGCCTCGTCGGAGAAAGAGGTACTGAAAGCGTTAATGGGAGCCAGGATCGAGGTGAATTGCTCGAGTGCTGACTGCGAGATGATATTATTTTGTAAGTCGGTAGCGATTGAATTTGCCATGATTAAGACCTCCTGGATTGATTAAAGAGTTTGCGGATTTCTGATTTGTGGGATCGAAAAAGTTCAGTCGCCTCTGCCCCCTGGGCGGATGCGAATTTATCAGCGATAGAGATTTCCTCAACTTGATCTGACTCCTCATCGATGGGATCTTCACCCTCGATCATATCGGAGAGAGTCTCATTGATTTTTCTCTCTTCTGAAAGTTTGCCTTCGAGCTCGGAGATTCTTCCCTCGAGGTCTGCGATTTTTGCCTGGTAGTCGATTGCGTCGTCTTCCTGGTTGTTCTCAACTTGCTCGTCTTGAGCTTCCTCGAGAACTTCCTCGACGATCTCGTCCTCGACGATTTCTTCAAGTGCTTCTGGTTTATCCATTTTTTTTCCTTGGTGTGTTTGTGCTGAAAAGAGTCCTGCTCTGTTACTTGCAGGAGCGTCAACGAAGTCGGCAGATTTTATCGACCTAAATCGAACGGATGGGAATTCCCGGACTGCGTTGGAGTAGTCCTCTTCGGTCATTTCGTGAACCAGGATCTCGGATCCGTCCTCCCTTACATGAACGATCTCTGCCTCGAAAACAAGGGAGACTCCGAAGGTGTCCGGCATTTCCGATGCAATGTCGAAGAGTCGATTGAATCGATCGGATTCATCCTTCTGGAATGATCCAAGAGCTTTAAAGTTTTTCGCCTTCAGTTTTTCTCCGTCCACATAAAACTCCGAAAAGTATCCGACCTCCTTCAGAATCCGGTCTTCCTCGAGGGCTCCTTTGTGGGTTATGTATGCCGGGAGATTTGAGCCCAGGACATCGACTGCGGTCTCGAGAGATTTCTCATCGATCCAGAGTTCATGTCCTCGAGCTTCCCCGACTTCGATCAAAGAGATGTCGGAGATCGTCCCGGCTCCTTGATCCACCTGGTGTCCTGGGGAACTACGGAATCCAACCCGGAGCCTGGATAGATTCTCTCCTTGCTCCTGCTCGGTTTTATACCGGGCTTGAATGGAGCAAATATTTAAACGATCATTAAGATCCGAGAACTCATCTTTCATTAGGGCATCATTCATGCACCTGGTGACGAAGTCCTGATCGGTCTCTTCAGCTAGTGGAATTGGAATGGGCATCTTTTATCCTCTCTCTAAAATTTTAAGGAATCTTTCTCTTTCCCCAGGAAAAGCCGGAACCGGTATGATTCTCGATTCAGGGTTTCGGTTGAGAAGGATCCGGAGAATTCTTTTTAATTTTGGAATCATCTTTGGTCTCCTTTTTTGGTTGGTTCTCTGGTCGGTTTACAAACCGGATCTCCTCTGACCTCATCTTCTTGAGGAGTGCAGGGCTCCGGGTATCCAAGTAGTTTTTGACGATTTCTCTCATGTTAATCTTGCGTTGCGTCAACTCCGTCATCCCTACCCATAAGCTCGACAAGGTTTGCTTGTGCGGTTGTCGGGAATGGATTAAAGAGCATTTGCCAATCGTCGATCCCGTATGATTCTGCGATCCGTTTTGCTTCCTGGATGTTCTTCGCTTTTCTCTCCAGGGAGGTCGTTGCGTCGTGTCCGAAGGTTGCAGAAATGTCGTCCAGGGAGATTGCTCCAAGTCCGAGATAAGTTGCGTCCGATTGTACTTGTGCCTGGCGATTTACCCACCGAAAACCTGGGGGTTGCCATCGAACATTCATCGCATCAAATTGCTCCCGGTCAAAGTCGATTTCCCTTTTTGCGATCCAGGATCGAACCTTCCATCTCCAGACCTTGTCCAGGACTTTGATGATCTCCCTTTGCTCTGATTCGATCGTTGCCTGGTAAAGGAGAATCATTCCCTGAGAAGCAGAGAAGGAGGTCTCTCCGATTGTTTGAAGTAAGAACTCCACCGGGATCCCCAGGGCGGATCCAATCTTCCGGAGTCGGTAAGTCACATATTCAATCGCAGAAACATTCGGACGACCATTCCCGGAGATGACTGAGACATCCTCATTCGGTTCCAGGTATTGAAAGCGACCAGGCTCAAAAGAGTCGAGTCGGTCTTCTTCCGCTTCCCTTTCGGAGAGCTCAAAGTCCATTGCCCCTTCCCTCTTGATGACTGCGGAAAGAGTCGCAGAAATTTTTGCTGAGATCATCTCGATCTCGTCGTATTCATCGAGATCCTGGAGGTCATCCGCTACCGGTGCAAGTTCCGGGATCCCTCGAGTTTGAGTCGGGCGGATCCGTTTGAAGTGATGAATGAAATTTTCTGCCTTGATCCTCCGGATGTCCTGAAGGGATTCATCATCCCGGGTTCCGATGTGGTAAGCGATTGCCCGGTTCTGCTTGTCGAGCTCGATTCCGTCGATAATTCTTTTTGCTCCAGGTTCTACCCTCTTTGGATTCTCCCGGTTGAAGAACCCCTGCCCCTCGAGTGTTCCAATCCGATCTCCTTCGACCATCTGAACTTTTCCTTCCTTCGTAAGGAGGAGCCCTCCATCTCCGAAGATCAAGGGCATTGAAGCTAGGGATCTCTGGAGGTCTCTCATGTTCATGGATCCGGATAATTCAGGACTCCTGGAATAATTTGCCCAGAGGGTTTCGAGTTCTTTGTCCAGGTCATCCGATCCGGAGTTGACCTGGGGGACAATTCCTTGACCGATCACATCCGTTTCTCTAAGACGACAAATCGAAGCGACCAGGGGATTGTTTCTCCGGTAGTCCAGGAGAGTCCCGATGACTCGAGCACGATCGGAAAGATCAAGTGCCAGGTGCTCTGGTCTGGGAGTGGTTTCCCTGCGTCGTGCTCGTCTCTTGGTGGACTTGCTTGCGTTGTATCCGTGCTCCCTTGAGAACACATATTTCCCTGCGGTTTTCACCCGGTTCCAAAATGTTTTGTTTTTCATCCTATTGAGTCATATTGACCGAACCCTTCGAGGCTCGGAGAGTGATGTCCACGAATGGATCCCTGGAGGAGTTTGATCTTGCGATCTGCCATCCGGATCTCCTTCCTGATTTCGGAGCGTCTTTCGTGGATGACTTGTCGCTCCTGGATCGAATATTGGTTGATCGAAACCTTTGTCAGTTCCTTGAATGCATTCATCAAGTTTGACCGAATCTCGAGCCACTCCTGAAGCTCGATCTCCTTTGCAGTTTTTGTGACAAGTTCCGGAGTCGTTGTCGGAGCCTGGGTTGTTATTGGCTCCAGGGTCGTCGTTGGTTCCGGGGTCGTCGAGGTGGATGTCGTCGGCTCCAGGGTTGTTGTCGGATCCAGGGTCGTCGTTGGTTCCGGAGTGGTCGTGCTTGTGGTCGTCATCAAAAGACGACCGATCGTCAAGAGTCCAATTCGATCCGGAGTTCAGGATAAGCCCGGAGAGCTTTTTTTGTAGTATCGAAAACCCCTTTTGAGAGGTTCATTGAATAGAATTTTTTCCTCCCATCGAATGCAAATTCCATCGCTCCTCGAGCACCGGATCCGGAGTTGTTTGCAGTATCTCCCGAATTGTTGACCTCCACAAAATAATCCAGGGGGTCGGTTCCGAATTTCACTTTCAATTTTTCCTTGAGCCTCCTGGGGAGTTTTACTTTCGCCACATAAGCAGGGACTTTGTATGACCCGAGCTTGGTTGAATTCCCTCCGAGTTTTTTTGCAATATGCACCCAGGTTGCTTTCGATTGTCCGACCTGGGAGAGTGCATATTCTAATTGCTTTTTAAAAATTGCTTTTAGCTTTTTATATCTTGGATTTATTCGGTTTGGATCCCAGTAATTTCCTTTTTTCCTTTTGATCCACATTCCTTTTTTATGGACTCTCCTGGTGTAAACAAGCTCTCCATTGATCATGACCCTGGACTTGACCTCCTTCGGTTGAAGTTGTCCTTCTCCTTTGTAATCATGCCGGGCTCGGATTTTCTTTTTATCTGCGACCTTGGTCGTTTCACTTGCTTTCCCCAGGATTGATCGAAACTCCGATTTTATGACTTGCTCCTGGGTTGCCCCGGTGATCTTCATCAAAGTCTTGAGAGCAGAGTCGAATCGCTCCGACTCGAATTTTACATCAAGTTCCACTCTTGAAAAACCGAACCTTTATCATCTGATAAGGAATGAAAATCGGCAGGGTGATTGATGCGATTGCTCCGACGATTGCTCCGATTAAAATTGCTGAGAAGCAATAGACCAGGGCAAGAGGAGCCTTGATGATTTTACCAAATACTTGACTCGCTTCGTTGTTGTTTTTTTCTTGGTTTTGTTTTTTGTTCATTTTCCTTGGTTTCCTTTTTTCTGACTGCCCCGAGACCGAGGACTTTCGAGAGGGCATGGAGGTAGACTTCGCAGTCGAAGAAGTGGTCTTGTCCGTGCCTCTTCGTCCTCCACTCCTGTTTTGTTTCCCCTGTCCTTGTGACGCTCTCGACGATAAATTTCCCATTGATTTGTTTGATGTAATCCCTGTCTGGTTCTCTATAAATTTGAAACCCCTCGACGAGTTTCGATCTTCGCTTTAGGATCTCTCCACCAAAGACCGAAGTGTCAACATGGAGGAGTCTGAGTTTGTACTTCCCGGATTTGTTCGTCCCTGAAAAAGGATCGACTGCCTTGATTGAAACCGGGGTCGTCAGGTTTTTCCAACCCTTGCTTGCCCACCATTTTGATCTCCTCCTCCAGATTGCCTCATAGTTCTCCTGGGTTCGTTCCCCGAATCCGGTGTCCATAACCAGGGAGGAGCATTCATACCGGGCGAAGATGTCATCAAGCTCGGTGTAGCTCGGAGCATATCCATGATCGATCAGATATGAGGTTCCGTCCTGGTCGTATCCACGAACCAACCAGACGAAGTGGGCTCTCTGAACATCGACTGCCATCAATCGGAATTCTCCCATCATCTCCCCCCTTTCGTAGTCCCCGGAGAGTTCATGCGTCGCTTCCTCGGTTGCGTTCAGGAGTTCATCCTTCCAGGGCTCGGCAAGCCAACCGGTGACGAATTGCTTGAGTCCATCCAGGGAATCTTGAGCCTTGATCCACTTGATCATCATCTCCCCGAATGTGATCGTCGGAGAATAAAGACTCGAGAGGTGGAAAGAACGGACTCCAGGTTCACCGGTTGCGGTCGGTTTCCATTTGCCCTGCCGGAGCATCCGGAACTTGTCAGCGTCCCGGATCTGACCTCCGCACGATTGGCAGGAATAAAAGGTCTCATTCTTTACCTGGTCAAAGTCATAGGATCCGTCCTCCCTTTTTGCCTCTCCTGGATATTGGAGACGATAGTCATTCTTGCCGGTCTTCCATTCAAAGGAGATCTCCTCCTCACAATGTGGACAGGGCATGAAATACTTGCTCCGATCCCCGGTCAAATATTCTGCCCAGATTCCATTCTCCTCGATCGGGGTGGACGACTGAAAGATCTTGTATGACCTCCGACCCTTGACTCGGTCGTGGACATCCTTACGGATTGCTTCCGGGATCACATCGATCTCATCCAGGACGAGATAGGTCACAGGGTAATTCCGGACATTCCGCTGAGATTGCCCTCCGATTAAATTCATCGAGCACCGGTCAAATTCGATTCGCAGGGCAGAGGCTCGATCTCGATCGACCTTTCCATCGTTCGTCCTGGGGAGATGCCTGGCAATCGCTTCCGAGTCCTCGCAGAATGGAAGGAATCGATCGTTTGAAAAGTTCCTGGCTTGCTTCTCATTTGACCAGACCCAGAGAATCGGAGAAGGGTTTCGATCGATCACCCATCCGAGCCCGACATAAGTCGTCGTCGTTTTGGAGGTCTGCGACCCCCAACACAACGAGACCTTCTTCACCTTTGGATCTTGCCAGAGGTTCAGGATCTCCCGGACATACGGATGCTCTGAGGTTGAATATCTCCCTGCCATCTCCGTGACCCTCTCCGAGAGATAAGCGTTTCTCTCTGCCCACTCGACGACCGACTCCTTCCTGGTCGGAGTAAAGATCTTGAACGCATGATCCAGGAGCCTTTCGTCCATCAATTTATCTTCTCCGCTTTT